GTAAGAAGGGCTAGAGGGAGGTAAAGACTTTGGTAATACTTGGCTAGGTGATTTACTTGGTTTTGACGATGAAGGTTTTGGTGTACAAGGAGATAATTTAAAAGATTCTTTTATGGGTACACGTAGAGATGGTAAAACTACACAATTAGATAAATCAACTAGTTCAACAATTAAGCCTAAACCAAGACCTGTAGAAACACCTGCAGTTAAAAATATAATTAGAGAAGGTAACAGAGATAACTCAAATATAGGTAAAGATGCAGGAGCAGGAATGACTTGGGTAAAAGACCCAACAAAAAAGAGTAACGCAATAGTAAGAGTAAGAAGTGACAGTGTAGCAGCAAAAGGACAGAAAGCTGCTATGGAAGGTTTTGACGAATAATAATTCCATATAACTATAAGGCTACCCAGTTTAATTACTGGCCCCAACATAAGGAGAAAACAAAATGGCTGAAGTAGAACAAGTAGAGGTGCATTCCGCATCTCATTCACGTAACCAAGCAAGAATAGACAAAGATGAAGCAGAGCTACGTGAAATATTAAAAGAAGCAGGGTATACACAGGAAGATGAAACCCAAGAAGAAACTGCTGAAGCTAAACCCGATAGCAAAGAGCCTGAAGCTAAACCAGTTCAGGCAGAAGGTGATCCCAAACAAAAAGAAGAACCTAAAGCAGAAACACAAGAAGCAGATGATGACGATGCAGACCTAAGTGCTGAAGAGAAGACTTTTAAGCAACGCTACGGTGACATCAGGCGTCACATGAAAGATAAAGAACAAGAGTGGAAACTCAGGTTCGAGAAGCTAGAGTCACAGCTAGAGTCTGCAACTAAGAATGAGCTTGTACTACCTAAGTCAGAGAAAGAGATAGAAGCTTGGTCTAAGAAGTACCCTGATGTAGCAGGTATAGTAGAAGCTATAGCTGATAAGAAAGCACAGGAACGTTCCTCAGATATAGACATGCGTCTGAAAGAAGTTGAAGAGCTAAGGATTACAGCTAAACGTGAGAAAGCAGAAGCTGAACTATCTGTAATGCATCCTGACTTCAATACTATTCGTGCTGATGATACATTCCATGAATGGGCTAAGGAACAGCCTAAGTGGGTACAAGATGCTTTGTATGAGAATGTAGATGATGCTAAGTCTGTATCTCGTGTAATAGATTTGTACAAAGCAGATAAAGGTATTACAACTAAGAAGAAACCTACTGAAGATAAAGGTGCAGCTTCTTCTGTAACAACAAAACGTAGTACGTTACCTAGCGATAATGAAGAGTCTAAGTATATTAGAGAATCTCAGGTAGCTAATATGTCAATCAAAGAATACGAAAAGCGTCAGGAAGAAATAATGGATGCTCAACGTTCAGGAAATTTTATTTATGATATGTCAAGAAAATAGTTGACAAAATAGATTTCATAAGTAAAACTATGGCATATACACCATAAATGTGTGTATGCTTTAAAAAGCACTAGCCACAAAAAGACTTACCTCAAAGTATAGGCCCAGATCAGACTAGTAGGCCAATTAGTCTGTTAACTGACTACCCTAAAACCAAGAGCCTCTTTATAGTGGGTATGTAGTGTAAATTTTCACGCCATATCTATAAGGAGATTTAACTATGGCTATAGCAGTTGCCTCTGGCAAAAGCGGATTTGACGGCAATTTCAGCCCGATTATCTATTCCAAACAAGCACAGATTGCTCTAAGAAAAGCATCTGTTGCAAACGCAATTACTAACAACTCCTATTTTGGAGACATTGCAAACCAAGGTGATGTAGTTCGCATCCAGAAAGAGCCTGACGTAACAGTCAACGCTCTGGAGCGTAAAACTGCAATCAGCGTAGAAGACTTAGATGACTCTGAGTTTTCACTAACCATTGATAAAGCTAACTACTTTGCTTTTAAAATGGATGACATCGAAGATCAATTCTCATCAGTTGATTTCGTTAGCCTAGCTGCAGACAGAGCAGCATACAAAATGGCTGACGCAATGGATGCAGACTTACTTCAGTATATGTCAGGTCACTCTGCTGCAGGTGCAATTACTACTACCGTTTCAGGTACAGCACAGCACCCAACATCAGGTGAGATTAACGGTGAATTTTTAAAGGTTAACCGTTTAGATGCGTCTGACATTGGACACATCACAACATCAGCATCAAGTGGTACAACTGGTGACTCCATTCCTCTAGCTGCACGTCTTCCAGGTGCAACAGCGTTGTCTACATCTGTGACATCTCCGTTGACTGTGATTGCACGTATGGCTCGTCAGATGGATACAGCAAATGTTGACTCACGAGGCAGGTGGCTCGTTGTTGACCCGGTGTTCATGGAAATCTTAAAAGACGAAGATTCACGTCTATTAAATTCTGACTACGGTGGAGCAGGTCTACAAAATGGATTAGCTGTAAACAACTTACACGGCTTCCGACTTTATGTATCTAACAACTTACCTGCTAAAGGTACAGGTGCAGGTACATCAGGTGCAACTGCACAAGACGATCATTATGGTGTCATCTTAGCAGGTCAGGAAGATGCGGTTGCTTCTGCAGAGCAGATCAACAAAGTTGAAAACTACCGTGATCCAGACTCATTTGCAGACATTGTACGTGGTATGCATCTATATGGAAGGAAAATTCTCCGTCCACAAGCATTGGTGTCAGCTATTTACAACGCTGCTTAATACTAAATATACTGTTGGGCGAGCTATGTCAAGCTTGCCCTTCAGCTTATATAACAGTAGGATAACTCTATGGCTACTTATGTCACACTAGTAAATGAATTGCTAAGACGTATGAACGAGGTTACACTTGATACTGCAGGTGATGGCTTTGATTCTGTAAGAAACGTGCAAGCTTTAGCTAAAGACGCAGTAAATAGTAGCATTAGACTTATTCTACAGGATGGTCAGGAGTGGCCTTTCCTCAAAACAACTTTTACACAGACTCTTACTGTGGGTACAAGACAGTATGATTTCCCTGCAGATTACTCTAGCACAGACTGGGATACATTCTATCTTAAGAAACTAAGCTCAGAAAACAATACTCCTATGCCTCTAAGTGTAATCTCGTATGAGCAGTACATACAGAATGTACGTTCATCAGATGATACAGGAGATCAGGTTAATGGGGATGGACCTCCTGCTATTGCATATCAAACATTAGGCACTGCTTTCGGTGTTAGCCCTATACCTGATGCAGCATACGAAATAGAGTATGTGTATTGGAAATTCCCAACAGACTTAACTGCGTTTAACGATGTAGCAATTATACCAGATAGATTTAAACATGTAGTTATAGATGGTGCTATGATGTTTATGATGCGTTTCCGTAGCAATGAACAGAGTGCTGCTATGCACCAGAATAACTTTGAAGATGGCATTAAGACAATGCGTAGAGTTTTAATTGATGATACTTTATTTGTACGCTCTACTGTTGTAGGTGATTCAAGGACAAGTTCATTTACTAGTGGTGTATAATGGCTGATAATCTAGCTTCCTTCAAAGTCTTCTGCCAAGGAGGACTTAACACTAGTAGGGACGTGCTTTCTCAAGGTGAGACACAGCCTGGATCAGCTATATCATTACTTAACTACGAACCTGCTGTTACTGGTGGTTATAGAAAGATAAGTGGCTTTGCTAACAATTACGGCACAGTTACAGGCACAGGAAGTGTATTAGGTGTAGCTGTAGCTGACGGTATAAACGATGGTATACTAGCTTGTAGAAAACCATCATCAGGTAACAACTACTTACATAAATGGAATAACTCTAGTTCAGCTTGGGATGCTGTAACAACTGCAGGTTCACCTACAATGGTAGGCGTAACTAAAGTAAGATTCTCAAGGTTTAACTTTGCTACTCCAAAGGTTGTACTGACAGATGGCATAAACCCTGCAGCTACATACGATGGCACAACCTACACACAAATAACAGATACTCACGCACCTACTGATCCTAAATACTCTGCTGTATTTCAAAACCATTTATTTTTAGCAGGTGACCCTGCACACCCAACCAAGCTATTCTTTAGTGCGCCTTTAGATGAAACGGATTTTCATTCAGGTAATGGAGCAGGAGTTATAAATGTAGGCTTTCCTATAGTTGCAATCAAATCATTTAGAAACGAATTGTTTATATTTGGTGCAACTAATATTAAGAAGCTAGGCGGTACTGCATTAGCTAATTTTGTACTACAAACTGTTACAGACGATCTTGGATGCCTAGCTACAGACAGTGTTATAGAGATTGGTGGTGACTTATTATTCTTATCTCAGGATGGTCTACGCCCTATCTCAGGTACAGCAAAGATTGGTGACGTTAATTTAGAGACAGTATCAAAAGACATTCAGTCTATTTTTACAGATATTGTATTTGATATTGACCTTGATGGTCTTAATGCTGTAGTACTTAGACAGAAAACACAGTTCAGGTATTTCTTTGCAGCAGCAGACTCCCAAGGTATTATAGGTGGCTTT